GTAATACCGTATCTCTAAAGGATATTTTTGCAGATGATAAACTAATAGCACTAAACGACTACACAGATCAAACAAAGGGTCTTATAAATTTCGATCACGATTACTCTTATAATGATGTAAAGGCAATCTTCTCAGGCACAGGTTTGAATAAATTTAGCGATAACTCTTCATTAATATATCCATTAATAACGCCAAAGAAACGCTTATTCTATAATTCTACTATAAGTAATACTGACCCGAAGAACTTTGATGGTAATCTATACATACCTACTTCTGGTAGCGATATAGATAGATACCACAAAAGAGGTGTCAAGACTGAAGATTTAAAGCCTGCAATAAAGCTAGTTCATATAATAAATGCAATAGAAGAGAAGTATAGTATAAACTTCACTCCTGACTCAAGCGCAACTACAAAGGACTTCTTTTCAGACCAAAATGATGCATTTTCCAATCTGTACTTGTGGGTTAGTAATAATTCTGGCAATATAACAGGGTCTTTAGGTGATGATGAATATATATACAAAGCGAAAGTAGAGTCTTGGGCGGAAGATACTGGAGATGACTTAGACACTAATTATCTTAGTACAATAGGCTCTGAGATAGTCATAGAGAGTTACCCTGTCGTTACTTTTACATCAAATATATTTAACCCAATCCCACAAAAAACCAAGTTTTTCGTTAGAGTTAGACCAGACTCTTCCTATATGAATGTTAATTATAGGATAAAGTTCATAAAGTCTAGTGATGGCACTAGCCAAACGCTTGAAGGCTCTGGTGATGTAGATTTTAGGGTGAGTGTGCCTATTATTGGTATTGGTTCAGATGTTAGATATACCGTAGAAATATACTCAGAGACTCCAATGGAGGATACTGAAATAATATTCTACGCTAGAGAAGCAGGCGGTGGATTTGGAGATAATTATGATCTTGATAAGTACACTTCTGGTGCTGTTATTGATAGTAACGTAGCTAAGGTTTCTATATCGAATCATTTGCCAGACATAAAGATTATTGACTTCATAACAGGTCTATTTAAAATGTTCAACTTGACAGCGTATTATGTTGATGATGAAACCGATCCAGAATACAGCGCAACGACTCCTGTAGTTAAAGTTGTCACTCTTGACGATTACTTTGCTGATGCTTTAAACAATCAGTCTAAGGGATTAATAGATGTAACTAAATACATAAATACTGAATCGCACCAAGTAAATACTTCACTTCCTTTTAGCGAGATAGACTTTAAGTTTGAAGAAACAGATTCTGCTATAAATAATAACCACTTACAGCTTACAGGTACGTCTTTTGGAGACTCAAATGTATCTATGTCTAATATATATCCTGATTTCTTTTACGGAGAAAAGTATGAGATAGAATTACCATTCTCCAAATTAAAATACGAACGAATACTTGATACAGATATTCAATGGGGTTATGCAGCAGGAGGTTCTTTTAGTGCTGAGGATCATGATTACTCAGATTCAAATGACATTGTTCCTCCAAAAGGGGATTATGCATCTATAGATGTAAAACCTTTATTATTTTACGGAGTAAGAGAGACTAGCATCACTAACGGAATAAACCTTAGTGACGATTCTAGTTCAGAGGCAAATAGGATAACTAATTATTACAGACCTTCAAATACTAATGAGACAGCAGCAGATGATGAAACCCCTGCTAGTTTCAGTATAAATTTCGATTCAGAAATAGATGAGTGGACAGGTCAAGACAATACAAACTCTATATTCGAGGTGTTTTATAGTAAGTACATTAGAAGTGTGTTTGATTTAGATAAAAGAATCAAGATATTTGAAGCATACTTACCTCCTAGTTTCTTAATTAAGTATAAATTGAATGACCAACTAAAGGTACATGACACGGTGTATCGTATTAATTCTATAACAACAAATCTTACTACAGGTAAAAGTAAACTAGAATTGATAAATCTAAACTCAGAAGAAATAGTCGAATGATAAAACAAATTATAGAGCTTCTAAATATTGATGACTGGTACGGAGTATCGGAAGAGGTTGATATTGCCAAAGGTAAGTACAAGGCTATAGGTACTGTAGCAGATATGAAGAAACAACTAAAGAGATACTACTATGGCGGAAAATAAAAAGGTTCTTATAGAGATAAAGGTAGCTGACAAAGCTTCTCAACCCTTAAAGTCTGCTGAGAAAGGGGTTTTTATGCTAACGCAGAAGACTCAACAGATGAAGCTTGCTGATGCAGCAGCTAGAGGCGAAAAGAAGAGACTTGCAGAATCTCAAAAAGAGTTAAACTATAACCTAGAAAATGCAGGTAGGGTTACAGCTAATTACAATGAAACTGTAAAGAGAGGTGCAGGTGGACAAAAGCAATTTAAGACTCAAGCAGGTTTAAATAATGCTATACTGCTAGAGACAGGTAGGTTAGCCTCTGATGCTTCTTATGGGTTCACAGCTATGGCAAACAACTTATCTCAAATAGTTTCCTTAGGAGGTAGTTTTGTAGCTACTACAGGGAGCATAGGCTCTGCTTTTAAAGAGCTTAAAGCATCATTATTTGGGGTTGGAGGTGTTTTACTTGGTGTTCAAATACTTATTGGTTTGCTACAGTCAAAGGAATTTATAAACTTCATAAAGACTCTAGGTGGGATAACTGCTGCGACAAGAGCTTTAAGAAAAGCACTTTCGGAAGCTACCGATGTATATGGAGCGCAGATAGGTAAATTAGAAACTCTGTCTAGACTGTTAGAGGACGATAGGATAACTCAAGAGCAGAGATCGATGATTCTGAAAGAGGTTAAGAAGGATAATGAAGACTTAAATCTTCAGTTAGACGAGCAGAACAACCTCACTAAAGATAGTGTAAAACAAATTAACGCTAGAATAGCGGTATTAAAGGTTCAAGCAGAAACATCAGCACTAATATCAACTATAGAGAAAGAGAGAGTTAATCAATTAAAATTAGAGAACCAAGATGCTGATGAAATAATAGGTTGGTGGGAATCAACAACTACTTTAATAGCAAACTTTGGTAATGCTCAAGCCGCTGCAATAGAAGCTGTAGCCTCTGCAGATGAACAAAGAGCTGAAGGTATAGCTGATAGTCAGGAAATTATAGATAAATTATATGAAAAACTATCTTTAATAGTTAATTTTAAAACTGACAAGAAGGAGGCTAAGGATAGTCGTGATGAATTTTTAAGGGAATTTGAAGAGGGTTTATTTAACATACAGAATGTTATTGATAAATACAACAAGGAGGCTGAAAAGTTAGAAGTCAGAACTCTTGATGAAAGACTAGAGTTAGAAGAGAAGTATGCTAAAAAAAGTGCAACTAGAAAGCTAGAGCAATTTATTGAAAAGCAAGCCAAAAGACTAGAGGAATACAAAGAGGAGGTTAAGGATGCTGAAAATGCCAATGAGTTAATAGCTAGAGCAGAATTAGATTATAAACAATCAATAGAAGATGCTGAGTTAAAGCATGGTGAGGCTGTTTTATCTATAAAAGAAGGTTTTATATCTAAGACAATATTAGCTAAGGATAAGGAAGCTAAGGCTATCGCTAAAATAATGAGAGGTGTAGAGGATCAAGAGATAAATAGTCTTAAATTTTCTATAGGTGCGAATGAGGAGTATTTTGATCGTAAGATAGCTCAAGCGACTAAAGACAAAGAGATAGCGGATGACAAGATAGCCAATGCTGAGAGAATGAAATTGTCTGAGGTGGAGATAGCACAAGCTAAAGCTGATTCTGTTAGTATGCAGAACTCTTTGTTAGATTTGAACTATCAAAAAGAGCTTTCTGTAATAGAAGCAAAGAAGAAAATAAGTACTGAATACATAGGTTTTGCTCAGGGTATATCATCACTTCTAGGTAACATAGATAAGGAAAATGAAGGTTTGCAAAAGGCTGCTTTGATTATAGAGAAAGGAGCTGCTATAGCTGATATTGTTATAAAAACTCAAGCAGCTAACGCAGCAACAGTAGCTGCTGACACAGCGAGTCTTGGAGCTACAATTCCTGTAACAACACCATTGAGACTTAGAAATAACATTAGTGCAGGTATTAGCATTGCCAACATACTAGCTACTACGATTAGTTCATTTAGTAAGCCTTCAGCAGGAGGAGGAGCAGGAGCAACTGCTTCATCACCTGTACAAGCACCTGCATTTAATGTAGTGGGAGCATCTCCAACGAATCAGTTAGCTGCTGCAGTTGGTGATCCAGATAATAAGCCACCATTATTTCCAGATGGATTTGATGGTGTTCTAAAGGCTTATGTCGTTGGAAGTGAGATAACGAATCAACAAGAATTAGATAGAAGTATAATAAACACAGCAGGAATTTAAAATAATAGTTATATGAAAGTAATAGAGTTATTAATAGATGAGGAAGCAGATTTCTCAGGAATAGAAGCTATCTCAATAGTAGATAGACCTGCTATAGAGGAGAATTTTATAGCACTATCAAAAGAACAGAAGATTGAACTTGCTGAGGTGGATAAAGAGAAGAGAATCCTTATGGGTGCTGCCCTTATACCAAACAAGAACATCTACAGACAGAATGGAGAAGATGAGTATTATATCTACTTCTCAGATGATACAGTTCGTCAGGCTTCTCAGTTGTTCTTAATGAGAGGTAATCAGAACCAATCTACATTAGAACACGAGGCAAAATTACATGGGTTATCTGTAGTTGAGTCTTGGATTATCGAGGATGATGTCCATGACAAGTCTCGTAAATTCGGTATGGATTTGCCAGTAGGTACTTGGATGGTTTCTATGAAGGTGAATAACGATGAGGTATGGGAGAACTATGTGAAGACTGGTTTAGTATCTGGTTTCTCTATAGAAGGGTACTTTACCGATAAGATTGAGATGAGTGAGGATGACCAGTTAAACAGTCCAGAAGCTATCTCATTACTAGAAGAGATTGCCGATACATTAGAGTCTAAGGCACTAAAACTAGCTTCGTATAGCGACTATCCAGATTCAGTCTCTAACAACGCTAAAAGAGCCTTAAAATGGGCTGACGAGAACGGTTGGGGAAGCTGTGGTACTTCTGTAGGGAAGCGTAGAGCTAACCAGTTGGCAAATAAAGAGGCTATAACGCTCTCAACGATAAAAAGGATGTATAGCTACCTATCACGTCATAAAGGCGATCTAGATAGCTCTAAAGGCTATTCTGATGGATGTGGGAAGTTAATGTACGATGCTTGGGGAGGTAAATCAGCTCTAAGTTGGTCAGAATCTAAAATAAAGTCTGTAGAGAATGGTAAATCGTAAAAAATACACAGAAAGCAAATCTAGTCCGAAGGGAGGTAAACGAGGATGTTTATGTGCCAATGGTAAAACCTATTCATCTAAATGCTGTGATGGCAGTCTACAAGCTCAAGGTGTGGGTAAGATAACAGGTGACGGAAGTTAAAAATAGAACACTCAATTAATATATAGTTACTTAACTATAAATATTTATCAAAATTATGGAAAGTCCAAAAGCAACATCACTACTGAACGAGATTCTACAGAAGTTGTCTTTGCTTACTAAAGAGGAAGCTGCTGAAGAAGTAGTTCTCTCAGAAGAAGTAGAGGTTACGGAAGAAGAGACTCCAGAGGTTGCAGAAGCTACTGAAGAGTTAGCGGAAGCACCAGAAGAAATCACCGAAGAGGTGGTACAAGAAGAAGCTGCACTAGAGGCAGGTTACGTTACAGAAGAGGCATTTGCCACTAAAGTTAGCGAAATGGAAGCTGAATTAGCAGCCATTAAATCAATGGTACAAGAGCAGATGAGTAGCTTAGTACAGGAAAAAGAAGACCTATCTTCACAGGTAGAGAAACTTTCTGCTGACTTAGCATCTGAGCCTGCTGCAGAACCAATTAAGCATGACCCAGAAACATCTGGTGAGAAAAAACAAGTATTCAGCTACGGTCAAAACAGACCATCTGGAACTTTAGACAGAGTATTTAATAGACTAAACAATAAATAAACAACAAAGAAATGGCTACAACTACTTCAATTACAACAACTTACGCAGGTGAAGCAGCAGGACAATATATCGCTGCAGCTCTACTTGAAGCTAACACTATCTCTCAAGGAGGGATTACAGTTAAGCCTAACGTAAAATTCAAAGAGGTTATCAAGAAAGTGTCTGTTGACGACATCGTTAAAGATGCAACTTGTGACTTCGATCCAACTTCAACACTAACATTGACTGAGGCTATCCTACAGCCAGAAGATCAGCAAGTAAACTTACAGTTATGTAAGAAAGACTTCGCATCTGACTGGGAAGCTGTACAAATGGGCTACTCTAGCTTTGACTCACTACCTCCTTCATTTGCAGATTTCATTATCGGACACATTGCAGCTAAAGTTGCAGAGCGTACTGAGAAGTCAATCTGGGAAGGTTCTACTGCCACAAACGGACAATTTGATGGTCTAGTAACTAAGATTGCTGCTGATGCGGGATTACCTGCTGCACAAGAAGTTGCAGGAGTTGCTATTACTTCTTCAAATGTTGTTGCTGAGCTTGGAAAATTAGTTGATGCAATCCCTGCTGAATTGTACGGAAGAGAAGACTTGCACTTATATGTTTCTCAAAACATCGCAAGAGCTTACATCCGTAGCTTAGGTGGATTTGCTTCTGTTACTCAACAAAATGTTGCTGCTGACGAGAATGTTGGAGCTGCAGGAATCGGAGGAAGCGGAGTCAACTCTCAAGGAACGATGTGGTATAACGGAGGAGGTTTATCTTTTGACGGTGTAAAAATCTTCGTTGCTAACGGATTAGGAGACAATAAAGCAGTAGCTGTAGAGAAGAGTAACATCTTCTTCGGAACTGGTCTTTTATCTGATATGAATGAGGTAAAATTATTAGACATGGCAGACCTAGATGGTTCTCAAAATGCTCGTTTAGTAATGCGCTTCTCAGCAGGAGTACAGTATGCTCAGATTTCTGACATCACTACTTACGGAATCACAAACTCTGCTAACTAGAGTTAACTAATAATCAATAGAGAAGGGTGGGTGGAATATCTACCTGCCCTTTTTTAATATAAAAAACAAAAAACTATGGCTTGTAATTTAACTCGATCTCGTGCCGAAGCTTGTAAAGATACGGTAGCAGGGATTAAAGAAATATATTTCGCAGACTTCGGTGCTTTAGGAGCTGTAACTCTAAGTGACGATGAGATTAGTGGAATCGTTGGAGACTCTAGCGGAGATATTACACTTCACAAATACGAAGTAAAAGGAAACAACTCTTTTGAGACAACTATTAATGCTTCTCGTGAAAACGGAACTGTGTTCTATGAGCAAGTACTTAACATTACTCTAAAGAAACTAACTAAAGAAGATAACAAAGAATTGAAATTATTGGCAGCAGGAAGACCTCACGTCTTTGTTGTAGACCAAAATGACAATGTATTCTTGATGGGAACTGAGAACGGTGCTGATGTAACAGCAGGTACAGTATCTACTGGAAACGCTCTTGGAGACTTTAACGGTTATAACTTAACATTTACAGCAATGGAGAAATCTCCTGCTAACTTTGTTGAGTCAGATGCAACTGATGCAAACTTCCCAGTAAGCGAACTAGGTCTTGCAGGAACTATTACTATCGGCACACCTGTAGCTGTATAGTGATCTAATTTACTTGTAATCAAAGGGTAGTTTTTATAGCTACCCTTTTTTTATTACCTTTACCAAAACAAAACAATAGATATTTATTACTTTTGTATGGAGGTATTAACAACGTCTACTGGAAGTCAAGATATAAAGATAGTGCCTAGAAAAGATTCTAGCAGTCCTACTCTTGAACTTACTGACAAATCAAAAAGAACTACATCTACTGTTTCTGTAACTAAGACTACTGAAGGAGAGTATATGAAGCTCTCAGGAACGTTTTCTCTTAAAGAAGGGGAATCATATAGTTTTAAAGTAAAAGATGGATCAGAGGTGATTTATAGAGGTTTAATTTTCTGTACCGATCAAACAGATTTAGATAAGTATCATGTAAACAAAGACGAATACATTACTGATGATACCTACGATAACGATTATATATTTGCATAATGGCTAGAAAAAGTCCAAGTAATAAACAAGTAAAGAAAGTTAAGGATTCTATACACGTCCTTAACCTAATGTCTTATTCATCTCCTCAAGTTGTAGAGGACACTAGAAACGATTGGATAGCGTACGGTGATGACAATAACTACTTCCAGTATCTTATAGATAGATATAACGGTTCTCCAACGAACAATGCCGCTATTAATGGTATTGCTGAGATGATTTATGGTAGAGGTTTAGATGCTACTGATAGTGAGAACAAGTCTACTGAGTACGCTGAGATGAGAAGCCTATTCAAAAAACATTGTATAAAAAAGGTTTGTTACGACTATAAGATGATGGGTCAGGCTGCTGTTCAAGTTATCTACAGCAAAGACCGTTCTCGTATCGTACAAGTAGAGCATATGCCAATCGAAACGCTAAGGGCTGAGAAGTCTAAGGACGGTGAGATAAGAGGGTACTTCTACCACCCAGACTGGGCAGAGCTAAAGAGAAACGAAAAGCCTCAAAGAATCTCCGCATTTGGAACTAGTAAAGATTCTATAGAGATATTATACATCAGACCTTATAGAGCAGGATTCTATTACTATTCTCCTGTAGATTATCAAGGGGGTCTACAATATTCAGAGCTTGAAGAAGAAATTGCAAACTATCATATCAACAATATACAGAACGGTCTACAGCCTAGTATGCTCATTAACTTTAACAATGGCACACCTGACAAGGAGCAGCGTGATGAAATTGAGCGAGCTATATATGAGAAGTTTAGTGGCACTTCAAACGCAGGGAAGTTTATCTTGGCTTTCAACGATAGTAAGGAACTTTCTGCAACTATAGAGCCAGTTATCTTAAACGATGCCCATCAACAGTATCAGTTCTTGTCTGATGAAAGTATGAGAAAGGTTATGGTATCTCACCGTATCGTATCTCCTATGTTGGTTGGTATAAAAGACAATTCGGGTCTAGGTAACAATGCAGACGAGCTACAAACAGCATCACTATTGATGGATAATACTGTTATTCGTCCGATGCAGGTTACTATTATAGATGAACTAGAAAAAATACTAGAGTATAACGACATCGACATAGAGCTTTATTTTAAGACGTTACAGCCTCTTGAATTTACCGACTTGACCAATGCCATCACCGATGAGGAGATAGAGAAGGAAACAGGCGTTAAAAAGGCTTCTGAGGGGTCTAATGAGGAAACAGTAGAAGAACAAATAGAAGAATAATGGCTACAGCACTATTTATAACAAGAAAAGACCTAGTAAAGAATACTGCTTTATCAGGGTCTGTAGATACAGATAAGTTCATCCAATTCATTAAATTGGCACAAGAGATACACGTTCGTAACTTCTTAGGAACTGATCTATACGATAAGATAAGCTCAGATATAGAATCTAGCAGCCTGTCTGGTGATTACTTGGCACTAAAGAACGATTATATTGTGCCTATGTTAATTCATTACGCTATGGCAGAGTACTTACCATTTGCAGCATATACTATATCTAATAGCGGAGTACATAAACATAATAGCGAGAATAGTCAGAATGCTGAGAAGACTGAGATAGATCAGTTGGTTGCTAAAGAAAGAGACTATGCTGAGTACTACTCTAACAAGTTCATTGACTACATGAACTACAACGCATCTAGCAAGTTCCCAGAGTATTTTTCTAACAACAATGAGGATATATATCCAGATAAAGACACGATCTATACAAGTTGGGTTCTATAGTGAGAGAAAGGAAAAAAACAGGTCAATATAGACCAAAGCAGAAGAACGAAATAAAACTTTCTAGTTATATTAGAAAGAAAAATAATGAGTTGGGGAAAAATATACGAGACAAGTAACTGGGGAGAGATTAAGTCTTATATCCATTTAGGTTTCAACAAGGCTGCAGCGTTAGCTACAGTAATAGTAGCAGTACTAATAGACAACACAAACATACTAATAGATAGTATAACAAATAGATTAAATTAACATGGCATCACAAAATTTAAACGTAGGAACAACAGCGAATGCTAACGATGGGGATACGCTAAGAGCAGCCTTCATCAAGGTAAAGAAAATGTTCGCAGAAGTGTACGGTCAAACGTATTCAGAGCAAGGAGACTTATCTGGAGATGATTTTAAGATAAAGGGAGACAAACTTCAAATGACTGCAGATGCAGTTGCAGGAGATGATGGTAAAGTTCTTACCTATGACCATGCTTCTGGTGGATTTACTTGGGAGACTAAGTATGAAGGAGATATTGAATCTATTGTTGCAGGAGCAGGACTAACAGGAAGCTCTTTAGATAGTGGTGATGCTAGTTTAAATGTAGGGCAAGGAGAAGGAATACTTGTTAATGCAGATGAGATTAAGGTCAACCCTGCACTTGCAGGTACTGGTTTAACCTACACAAATGGTGTTATAAATTTAGACGCTATTGGAACAGGAAGTATATCTGATGATGCAGTTACTGCTGCTAAGATGGAGAAGTTTGATGACTCTTTAGCAGCTACAGATGCTCATGTTTTAGTTGCCGATGGTACTGACTTTACTAATGTTGCTGTAAGCGGAGATGCTACAATAGATAATACTGGAGCTTTAACTATTGAAGACGATTCGATTGGTTATGCCAAGTTAGATGATGAATTTACTACGAGTGCAGCTATTGCAGCTTCAGCAGTAGATTTCAGTTCGGCAGCAATATTTACTAAGACAATAACAGCAACAACTACATTAACTTTTAGTAATGTTTCTACTGGTATGGTAAAGACTCTAGTTATTAGTGGAGATGCTAGTTTAGCAATGACAGGAGTGACAACATTAAGCGGAACTTATGATGGTTCGGCATCTAAAAATGTAATTCAAATTATTTCAACTAACGGTAGCTCAGAGATGTTTGCTACTATATCAAATGTAGCATAATGAAAGCAAGATTAGAAAGTGGTAAAGTAGTAAAGTACTCACAAATACCAAGCACTATCATATCAGGTGGTAAAACGTATGTAAACGCAAGGAGACTAACTACAGCAGAACAAGAAGCATTAGGTTTCTTTGATGTTTTTGTGCCTGCTTATGATGCTGTAACGCAAGTTATATACAACCTACATTTCGACAACGCTTTTCCTGCACCTACACCTGATGATTCGGCTGCAACAAGAGAAGTGTTTACTTACGATGTAAAGTCTAAGACTATTTCGGAAACAGTAGCAAGTCTTAAAACAGAGCGTATAAGCGCACTTAAAAAAGTTGCCTATGATAAACTAGCTACAACCGACTGGTATGCCATTAGAAAGGCTGAAAAGGGTACTGCGATACCTGCTAGTGTAGTTACAGAACGTGATGGTATAAGAACAAGCGTAACAACTAAAGAAGGCGAAATAAACGCACTTACTACAAAGGCTTCTATATTGAAGTACGATATTAACTTCTAAATCCCTTATATGGCGATTAACGAAAGACTTATAGATACAGAGGTAGCAGCAGCTAACGGAGGAAACGGAGGAGCAGGTACAGGTAATCAAGAAGAAGGATTAATCTTACACTTAGATGCCAACGATGTAGATAGCTACGATGGAGATGGAGATGAATGGGTTGATATAGCGAACCACGAATACACTCCTTCTACGGATGTATCAGAGCATTTTAATACTGTTACTTGGACTGGGGATGATGCAGCGGATAGAGAGATTACAGGCGTAGGGTTTACCCCTGATTTAGTTTGGATAAAGAATAGAGACACAAACGATAGCCACCAACTTTATGATTCTTTAAGAGGAAACTATGGGCTATATTCTAACGGAACGGATGCACAATTTTCACAAACTAATTGGGATATTATAGATGATGGTTTTGATTTAGGGGCAGCTAATGACGGAAGAAACGAAACAGGAAAGAAGATTGTTGCTTGGTGTTTTAAAGCAGGAGGTGCACCTAGTGGTTCTGATAAAGTAAGTATAGATGGTAATTCTTACGCTAATGAAGCGGCAGCAGGATTAACAGCGGGAACTATAGCGGTTGATAAACTTAGTGCTAACACTAAATTAGGGTTTAGTGCTGTGAAAGTTGTAGACCATAATAATACTAAGACAATAGCTCACGGACTAGGTGTAACCCCTGAACTTATTATACAAAAAGTATTAGATAGTGGTAGTTATAATTGGTATGTTTATCATAAAGATTTAGGTAATGGCAAGTATCTTAATCTAAACACTAATGGTTCAGCATCATCTGACAATTTTTGGGATTATACAAGCCCTACAAGTTCAGTTTTTACTCATAAGTTTTCAGGAACATCTTTTGATATGATGTACTACTGCTTCGCTTCTAAAAGAGGTGTAAGTAAAGTAGGTAGTTATGTAGGAACAGGTGCTTCCAATAAAGTTACAACTGGTTTTGAGCCTGCTTTTGTAATGGTTAAAAGAACCAACAGCACAGGAAACTGGATGATCCACGATAACAAAAGAAGTGATAATGATGGGGATGGGCAAGATTTAGTTTTATACGCTGACTTGTATAATGACGAAGACGAATACAGTACCGCAGGACATGGATTAGTTTTTAATAGAGATGGATTTACTATAAATGCTACAGGTGCTGATACTAATGCTAGTGGCTCTAGTTACATCTACTACGCAGTAGCTAAAAGCACTAACGAGACTGGATTAACACCTAACAAAGATGACTTTACTGCAGGTAGCGTTGAAACTACTGACTTAGAAGTAGATTTAAGAGCGAACGGGTATGCTGGTTCAGGGGCTTGGCAAGATTCGTCTGGTAATGCTAATCACGCTACATTAACCGCTGTGACGCATACAGATAATGGAGATGAAGATTACTTTACCTCAAATGGCACTACAACTGAAATATCAGTTCCTTTAACTTTGTCTACTGTTGGTGTTGCCACTACTGAATTTTGGGTAAAAGGCTCGTCTTTAACGTCTCCTACGGCTACTGACATACTGTTTACTAAGGCGGACGGGTGGTTTTTTACTATTTTTGCTAATGCTAATAGCCTCGTGTTTAGAACCTCTAATGCCGCTAACAGCGTTCAATCTGATGTATCTTACCCTTTGTCTAATTTTAATTCAAACGATTGGTATCATATAGCAGTTACGCTTAGCGGGGCTAGTAACCCTATGAAGATGTATGTAAATGGAGAGAAAGTAGCGGAAGGAACATCTCAACCTACATTCAGAGCTCTTAGCCTTTATAACTCAATAATGGCTGACGTTAATAGCGATACATTTACTTGGAATGGTAGTCTTGCTCAATTTAGAACTTATTCTTCTACTTTAACCCCTGCACAAATAGAATCAAACTACGAAGCTACAAGAATATACAACGCACCTGATTTACAACTACATTTAGATGCAGGAGATGACTCTTCATATAGTGGAAGCGGTTCTACTTGGAGCGACCTTGTTAATAGTAACGATGTTACATTAACTAGTACTACTTATGATGCAGAATTAGGGGATTTTTTAAATTTTACAGGAGGCACTAGTAAGGCGTTAATTAACAATAGTGCAGCGTTAACTAATGTTAGTGATTTAACTATTGATATGTGGGTTAATACGCTTGACAATAATAGTTATAGGTACTTGTTTGGAAATATGGATACTCTTGGCACAAACACAAGACAAATGTACGCTTATGTAGACAGTAGCGACAGGTTAGAAGTTACTTTGTATTATAATAACACAAGCAGCGGATATAGACTAAGCAGAACTAATTCAGTAGCCTCAAAACTTCATAATAAGTGGGCGCATATTAGCGTAGTAATAAGTTCGGGACTATTGAGTAAAATATACATTGACGGAGAAGAAGAGCCGATAACATACACCACAGGTAGCGCCATAGCGATGCACACAGGTTCTACAAGTAAGTTTAATGTAGGGAGTGCAAACCAAGAGGCACAACATTCATTTCACGGTGCTATTGGGCAGTTTAGATTATATCACTCTGCCTTATCACAAGCAGATATACGCCAAAACTTTAACTTCACTAAGCCTAACTATCCTAATGGGTATGATGGTACTTTAGGAGGATTAACTGGTGCTGATTGGAACTCAAATGGTTACTTTACTTTTGATGGCAGTAATGATTATATTCAAACAGCATATAAGGGGCTACATAGTGAATTTACATTAAGAATTAAATTTAATGTACCTGATTTCACTTCAGGTAGACTTTTATTTACAACTTCAGATAGTTACTTACTACAAGAGGGGATTTATGTTTATATTCTTAGTGATGCAAAAATAAATGTATCATTTTCTAATGGCTCTTCAAAAGTTTACGAGCAAGCATCAGCAACTAATTCGCTGACAAGTGGAACTGTACACGATTTTGTTTTAACTCAAAGTTCAGATGGTGTAAAGGCTTTCTATCTTGACGGAAATTTAATAAATTCTTCGACAGGTCAGGTTGTTGACTCTAGTTATAATCCCTTTAAAATTGGAAGCTACACCGCTTACACGAACGATAGGTTTAAGGGTGATATGCATTTAGTTAAAATTTACGACAGGGCTTTAACTTCAACAGAAATAGCAGCGTTATAATGATACAAGATTTGAAGATATACGGTTTGAATGTAGGGGCGGTGGTTTTTAGTGCCATTAATGATATTAACCCTTTATTGCAGACCGTTGTCTTGGTCTTGACAATAATTTACACAGGAATTAACATATACAAGCAATTTAATAAATGAATATAGACGTGGACGGAGATGGAAAACCAGATGTAAGTTTAAACATACAACAGATTATATTGATATTCTCTACGTTTGCAGCTATTATAGGGAGCTACTATTCTTTAAAGAGTCAAATATCGTCTTTAGAGGTACGTGTAGAAGAGGCTATGAGTTCGCCAAAGCAAGAAGTATCGAAGGCTAGTTTAAATGCATTAGAAGACAAGATAGACCTTAAATTAGACAAGGTAAGTGTGCAAGCTAAAGAGAATATGGATAACCTAAAAGACTTTGAAAGAGAAGTCCGTAATGGGTATCGTAGGAATAGATAGTTTTGTATATTTGTAAAAAGATAAATTATGTTACACTTTGATATTTCAGAATTTGATAGCCCAGATGAGGTTGGTAGTGGTTCTCGTATGCAGCCTTCTACTTTACAAATGCTCGACTCAGCAAGAGGAATTGCAGGAATACCGTTTAGAATCAATAGTGGATTCAGAACTAAGTCAAGAAATGCCTATGTTGGCGGAAGTAGAGACAGCTCGCATTGTTACGGATACGCAGTCGATATACATTGTACTGACAGTAGAAGTAGACACATTATCATTAATGCGTTGCTACAAGCAGGATTTAATCGTATCGGAATCGGAAGCACTTTCATCCACGCTGACAACGATAGTGACAAAGATGGAGACGTCATTTGGACTTACTAATACAGCAGGTTGTACTATAAGTTATGGCAAATAAAAAGAAGTTTAAAGAAACACAAGTAGGTAAATTTCTACTTGAAAAGATTCCTAGCATTGTAGGTTCTCTTGCAGAAGATACTCCGCTAGGTAATGTTGTACGAACCCTTATAGGTGGTTCTGAATTAAGCGATGCTGATAAGCAGATTGCCTTAAAGAAGTTAGAACAAGAAATCCATGAATTTGATGGTATCACTAAGAGATGGGTTGCAGACTCTAGGAGTGGTTCTTGGTTAGCAAGTAATGTGAGACCTTTGACATTGGCATTCTTAACCGTAGCCTTTGTGGTTGGTTGGGCATACCAGTTAGAAGAGTTGGATGTAGTAAAATCGCTGTTGCAGATAGTCTTTATGGGATATTTCGGGAGCAGAGGATTTGAGAAAGTAATGGGTAACAATAGACATAAGTGAAGGAGAGATTCTTTAAGCGGTACTTCGTGAGACCGATCAGATAACGTAAACACAATTATATGAGAATAACAACTACAGATTTAGCTAGAACAATCGCATTCCAATTCAACAAAAGTATCCAAGAGCGTGTTGATGAACTATTAAAGGCTGATTGCTCTAACTATACTAATCTTGGCACTGACTCTACAGATGATGAGAAGGAATTGGTTAGGTCTACTAGCAAAGATATATATCAGATCATAAACTTGATAGACGAAGAAACTGGTGCATTGTTAATAAATTCAATAGATAGTTAATAAATAAATTCAATAGGGCTTGACTTATGAATTCAATACCCCTATATTTGTTAAAAATAAACATTTTCCCTTGTATATTTTTTCATACTTTGTTTCTCAAAGAGAGGCGGTAGCTAAATAGGTTACTGCCTTTTTTTTGTTCTTTTATTTGCTAGTGTCATTTTTATGCATATCTTTGCCTTATGACAATCAATGAAAAACTGGTGGACATTCAGGGGAGACTGAAAGCACCGAAGAATCAGAGAAACAATTTCGGTAAGTATAACTACAGAAGTTGTGAGGACATTTTAGAGGCAGTAAAGCCTTTATTAGTAGAACACAAACTAACACTAACTATTAGTGATATAGTTGTGAATGATGGGTTGCATTATGTAGATGCTACTGCGATCATTTCAGATGGTAAAACACCTATTAGTGTATCTGCTCAGGCAGGTATTGATCCTAACCGTAAGGGGATGGATATTGCTCAATCATTTGGTAGTAGCTCTTCTTACGCTCGTAAGTACGCTCTAAACGGTTTATTCTTGATAGATGATACCAAAGATGCCGATGCTACTAATACGCATGGAAATGTAGCTCAAAACGCTTCTACGGAGGAGCTAGAGTGGTTGAATGAAGACAATCCGAAGTTTGCATCAATAAAAGAGGCTCTAAAGTTAGGTAAGGGTACTATTACAGATGTAAGAAAGAAGTTTAAAGTAAGTAAGAAAGTAGAACAATTATTAATCAAGTAAATTTAGAATTATGAGTCAAGACAGAAAGTTTGTTGGAAGTGGTAAAGAAGTAGCAGGTTACGACCTAGTAAACGTTACTTTGAAGAAAAGTGATTTAGATGGTAATTATTTCAATTACAATGGGCAAGAGTACATTAAGCTCACTGTAGGGAAGAAACGTGAAGCTGACCAGTATGGTAAGACCCATGCGGTATGGTTGAACGAGTATAAGCCAGAAGGTCAAGAGAACAAGGCATACGCTAAACCTGTACAAGGAGGCGATGGATTGCCATTCTAGTAACTAATTAAGGGGGGTTCGCCCCCCTTTTTACTAAAACAAAGAGAGATGAAGAGATTTGTACAAGTGAATCTAAACTTACCAAAAGCAATAGGTGTGGATTTAACATTAAGAGAACAGGTAGTACTGAGCCATTTGACGGGTTTATCCCAGAAGAAAGGTTTTTGTTATGCCAGTAATAACGCTATCGTAAACGATCTAAATATTCCGTACAGAACGTTGTGCAGAGTGTTGGATAAATTAGAAGATTACAACCTGATAAAAAGGCAAACAAAGTTCGCAGGACATTACGGAAAAGAGAGAAAGATTTTCGTATCTCCTAGTGTCAAGGTGGCACAATATAATAAATAGTACTATACTAAATATAAATATATAATAACTATTTAATACAGAAACATGAGTTACGGGGAAATAGGAATACAGTTAAAAGGGAATTACAGTCAACAGAAAACACAGTGTCCAAATTGTGTTGAACTTGGCAAAGAAAACTACAAAGATGCTTGTCTTTCAGTCAACACTTCAAATGGTTTATATAACTGCCACAAATGTGGATGGAGTGGAAAGGTAGGAACGACAATAACGAACATTGAAAATATCAAGATGGACTACAAGAAGCCACAGAGAACTAACCTCAAGAATATTACTGATGAGGGAATGCAGTTTCTTATTAGTCGTGGCATAACTGAAGAGGTGATTAGTGCCAATAAGATAGTTTCATCGAAGGATAACGGTTCGATTGTTTTTCCTTACTTCAAGAACGAAGAGATGACCAACTACAAGACAAGAGGTTTAGATGGCAAACGATTCACACAGTCTAGTGGTGCTGAACCAATCATCTACAACTACGACAGATGTGTTGGCAAAGAAACTATTATCATTTGTGAGGGTGAGATGGATTCGTTGTCTTGGGAAGTGGCAGGTATAACATACCATACTTCTGTGAATATGGGTGCGCCAAACAAAGGAGACAAGAACATTGACAAGAAACTAGAATGTATTAGTAACTGTTATGAAGTGTTCGAGAACGCTAAACAGATATACATTGCCACAGATGAAGATGAGAATGGTAGAATACTACAGAAAGAGCTTATTAGACGTTTTGGAGCAGAGAAATCATTATTAGTCGATTTAAGCCCTTATAAGGATGCGAATGAGGTTCTACTATCAGAAGGTGTAGAAAGTCTCAAGAATCGTCTTAAAAGTGCCTCTAGTCCGCAGGTAGAAGGTATATTCCAGTTGTCAAGTGTAAGAGAGTCTATGTTGGATGGTTTTCATAATGGGCAAGAAAGAGGAACTACAACTCACATAGATGCTATTGATCCTGCATGGACGTGGAGAAGCGGAGAGGTAAATATCTGGACAGGTTATCAGAATGAAGGAAAGTCATTATTCGTTAATCAATTGGCAACACTTAAAGCAGGAATAGACGGTTGGAAGTTTGCTGTATTTAGCCCAGAGAACTTTCCACTTAACGACTTCTATAACGATATTATAGAGATGTACATTGGCAAATCTTCTGATCCGTTCCATAAGAATATTCAGATGTCAGAGGAGGAGTATGTTGAGGCAATGGACTTTTGTGAGAAACACTTCTATATGATCTATCCAAAGAAG